GTCGCTGATCGTTGGCACGATCACTAGCTTTCTTCGCCATCTAATCGCATGCCTGGTGGTAAAACCATTTTGCGAGTCGACGTCGTCAGCAAGTTTGGAAAAGAGGTGCCCGCGGTAATCGTGGCCCCTGTACTTTATAGGCACAGGGACCCAAGATTCTACGAGCACTCCTTCCCAACCTGTGCGATCCCGATCCGGGACCTTACACACAGGACCATACATGTCGAAAGGAGCATGTATGACACCCGACAGTTCCTTAGGTCCGTAAAGCCGGACTCTTTGAGGAATTGCCGATACCACGTGTATCCATAGGTCACGCAGACCCAACTCCGCCGCAACGTCGGGAAGACGCCGGGCGTAGTCGGAGATCTGGTTCGCTAGGACGTAGTACTGCAGCATAGACGAAACCTTCTCCTTGATGAAGAAAGGTCGCACGTTAACACCGTCGAAGTAGTCGTGTCCACAAGACTCAAAGAACCGGCCATGGGTAAAGGATTTCTCAACGTTAGTCGAGAACCCCGCCCATGAAAGGAGATCAATAAGTGTTGCGGATGCTTCGGTCGGAACGATTAAATCGTCGCCGAAAACCCCGATCTCGTGACGGGCCCCGCTATAGCTGCAAGCAGCGTAGCAGAGCCCGTAGAAGATTAGGGACTCCAACGGGAACGTATACCCATTGCCCATTGAACTCACCTTCTCGAGCTGGTATCTCGTCCCGCGGTATTCTGCGGTCGGAGATCTAGTCTTAAAGATGAGGTCAGCCCAGTCCTCCGGCAGAAGCTCCCTCACAAGGAGTTTGCTTACTGTATCGGAAGCACTGGACAAGTCCAAGGTTGCCAAACCTCGGACGTGGGCCCGCTCTGCAAGCCAGCGGTTGCGGTTTTGATCATTAAGATCTACGCCGACAGCCAAAAGCTTTTTTGCAATGAGCTCTCCTATACCTAATTGGAGGTAGATATTCCACCTCGGTTCGGTACAGATTGCTCTGTCGATCAAAGCGGTTTTGGGAACGAAAGCGAGCCTATTACCTCTCACGAATTTACACTCGTGTAGGTAGTCCTCCCGATGGTCCTCAGAAAAAACTTGGGACCAAATCGGAAGCAACCAAGGCGTAGCGGAGCCTGAGCTCTTGTACTTGTTATACGACGACGTGAAGTCACCGTCAGTGGAAGTATCAGAACCCGGGCCGAACCGACAGTGCTCACGAACGAACTCCCAATCAACGCTTCCGAGAATCGACTTGATTTTTCGACGAGCGAGATCAAACATCTCGATCGCCCGAGGGGGGAAGGGAATTTCCCCCTCGTCAAGCCGGCGGAAGAAGTAATTGGTAGCTCTACAGCTCTCCTCAGCAGCTAGCCACTTTTCGAAGGCAGCTAGTTCCCTGTCAGTATCGAGACCAAAATCTCGATACTTTTTGACAAGGTTGCAGAGGAGATAGTCCGGTGCAAACTCACGATAGCTACCGTAATCGCGAGGATCGACTTTGAGGGCCACAAGGGCCCCCCAGTCTTTCCTTTCGACGAGGTCGCGTACGCGAGCAGCAACCAGAGACTGATGACGTGAAGCAATTCTAAGGACGAAGTCTCCGACATCCAACGTTCCAATCCGAGAGGAGAGATCAAACTTCTTGCGAAGCCGACCTCTGTTGCCCTCTCGATTACGTTGGGTCGGACCCTTAGATCTTGTCATTCAGCACCTCTTGCGAAGTGTAATGAATGGCAAGCCTGTCACCGGGCTCCTTGGAGTCATCCCACTCGACCGTAAACCTGGGGTGCTGTTCGTGTCCAGCGTCGCGCACTACTGCGCGATACTGAAGCCGAATGGCGTTCAGGATGGTCTTGTGAGACAACTCTTTACGGAGCTTGGCGGCCGTGGTAACACCTAGGAAAAACCCTCGAATAAGCTGATGAGCCTCGAGGATCTTGCCGACTGTCGTATTACGGAAAGAGTATCGGCCACGATCAGACAGATGGGCGTTCGGATTGAACGTCCACTGTTTGACCTTGACGAACTTTACCGCGACGACATTGCCGGTCTTGTCCTTAAAGCCTAAACAGAAATTCAAAACCGTCCCAGAAAACTCCGATTCCCAATCGGATTCAATCATGGAGGCGGCGAGGTGCTTCAGAACTTGATTCATGAAGTGTGTCTTTCTTAAGTTAGTCCCCGTACGGGGAATTGGTTACCAGATGGGTTCGAGATTCTCCACGGCGTTCTGCATCGAGGCATCCGTGTTCCAGTTTTTGCTGAAAGCACGGATGTCCTTGCGATTCTGCAGGACGCAGCGGGCCGGCAAGACGAAGTGCTCGTCGCTGAACACCGTGTAGGCGACCTTCGGGGACGGGGTGTAACCCCCGTCGGAACCGGAGATCGTTTCCAGGGTGGGTAGCGAGATGCGCTTCCGAACATCGGTCTTGGTTGCCGACATCCGCACGCTCAGAGTGAGCGTGGGAAAGCCGATGGCCATGCCCGACGACTTGTCCATCCAGGTGGCGAGGCTTCCGCCTTTGCCATCGGGAAGGACACCGTTCGGAGAGAACGTCTTGTTGACCGGAACGGTCTGGCCGTCGGCCAAGACCAGGTTGCCTTGAGCAGCCATAGTGAGGTATTTCCTCGAGAGTGCACCTCTTGCGGGTGCTTGAAGTCAACGATACTTGCGGAACGCATTGACCAGTAACGACATAGCTGTCGCAAACCGAGCCGCTGGCTCACCACCCACACCATTCTTCATAGACAACGGGCCGACTGGAGGGAAACCATCCAGCTTGACACGTGTATACGAAGCGCGGTAATGAGTGGAGCCCCATTGGATCTTGGTTATTGTCCAGATATTGCCGTTCCAAGTCTTTTCGCTCCCGTTGACCGAATTCTCCCGCCACAGCTCTGACTTTTGTGCAAGCCAGCCATCAACGAACTCGAAGCCTTTAAAAGCGTCGAGAGCTTGAAGGTAGTTACCGACTGGAATGAACCAATCGATAACAAAACTGTACGGAAGCAGTTCCCAGGCAAGTAATGCTGGGTTGCTGATCCCTGTGCGCGACAGGGCCGCACGTGCCTCACTATCCATACGGTAAGTGAGACTCATACGGCATGACGTGGTTTCCTTTTGAATCACCTGAACGTCTAGAGGGTTAACCTTGTCGACGGTGGTGATCTTCTTGTGGAACCCTCGCGATGTGCACCCGATATTATACCGATCGTCCGCGATGTGACTCGCGAGCAATTCGGCAGCACCGAATGCGTCTTGCAGAAGTGGTTTCCACCCATAGACGAACTCGAGCCAGAAATTCTCTAGCCGAACGTCAGGGTGAGTTTTCCAGATCTTGCGCGCCAGGACCGGGTTTACCGGCCTGATCTGAAGCGCAGAAGCAAGATCGCCAA